TTTGCCTTTGCGAATGATGTCATATAACCGCTTTAAAAGCGTTGTGCCTGTCATTTTTTCGATATTCTCATCTATGCTTTTAAATTCAATACCGATTAACGCAACCCCGACCGCCTTGGTAAGCACAAAAGATGTGTTTACAAAATGGCCAAGAAGGTCACCTACGATGAAAACATCCATCACGAAGAAGGTCAATACTACCGATTGATACATTACCATCTTCCAAATTACTCGGCTTAACTTTTTGCTTTCGATTTTCTCCCCCGTTTTATGGGCGGCCATCATGCCAAGTAAGGTGTCAAGGGTAATGAATGCGCCAACGGCAATCATAATGCCAGCAACTGGTGCAAAAAATGCAAGTATTGATGCTGAAATGTATGCAAAGGTAGATTTCATTTTATGGGATATTTACTCGGTTTACGACCATTGGGGTGCAAGTGTAGCACCTATCGTTCGGCAACCGCAAATTTGTTAATAAGGTTTGCATTTCGCTATTGTAATACTGAACGTAAAGGCTGCGCTTTTCGTTAGCATCTTCTTTGTTGATCGTGGTTACGTTGTTAAGTCGGTCGCTGAAAAGAATTTCATCCATCAATTCTACACCTGAAGCATACAGCATGGCCCTACGCAGCCGATTTGAAAACTGGCACATCCAAGTATTGTCATCGCATTCAATCGAATAGTTAAGGCTAACCCCATGCGTGTAACCAATTCCCACCAAATTTGTGTCAGTTAGCGACCCCGTTTTGCTGGTTTCAACGGCCCTTGTAAATAGCAAGTCGCTGAATCTTGACCGCCGCCCTTTGGTGCAGCTTGCACAGGCGGTTGGGTTTATCCAAGTGTCAAATGCGGCAGATAAGCCAGCGTCAACGGCAACCATTAAGTGTAAATCTTGGCCGTTGGTTGGGTAGCTTTTATTTATCAGCACCTCAGTAATCTGCCCAGCAACTGAAGTAAATGGTATGGTGTCGATTATCGTACCTTGAATGATGTCAATCACGTAAATGTTATCGGTAACTGCCCCAGCAAAGAATATCGAAACGCTGTTTAAGTTGAATTTTAAATATGGGTAATCGCTGACCAGTATCTCAACCCCAGCGTATTTACCAACCTTGGCGGCATCGTTTGACTTGTTTTCATCAAAGTACCCGATTGTGCCCTTGTCAACCACCGAATTGAACCGACCTTTGATGTCCATAAATGAACGAAAGTCGCTGACAATTTTGTCACCAGCACGTTCAACGGCAGCGGTCATAACATCGTAGCCGCTGGATTGTTGGGCATCAGAAACGTAATCGGCCTGATACAAATCAAAGCCGGGCAGCGTTGCCAATGACACCTTGTTGCTGGGTGTTGACGTGCAGCCATCGGGCACGAAGATTAAATCGGTTAGACAGGTTGTTGGCATAATAAAAAATTATCGACCACCACAGTTACACCCTCCGGGCCGTGATGTCGGTTTTGGTTTTGGTTTGTATTTCATGCGGTTAAAAATAAGGGGGGATTGCTCCCCCCATTATTTGTGAATTGCAGAAGATTAAACTCCTATGAACTTAAGGATGCCGTTAACACCTTCCAAGCGGTCGCCTGCTTGGTACATGTCGGCAGGTAAGAAAATGAAGTCGTGGTTTAACGCAACTTCAAAGTTCCAAACCTTGCTGTCTGCACCGTTGCAAGTGTACTCGGCACGGTAGTCGAAAGTCAATGGCAAGTTTGGATCGGGGTGCTGCAAAGTACCCTGTACCAAAGTGCTGTCGTTCATTTCCAAGATACCTTTGAATTCGTTGAACGAAATCATTTGTACGGCACCGGGGATGATTGAATAAGCAGCAGTTGGTGCGCTGTCGTTCAGCTGGATTCTGCGGTCATATCCGTAAGTGATGCCTGATTGTTGGGCATACAATCCAGTTGACAAACCGCTATCGGTGAATGCAGGGGGTGCAGCAGCGTTTAACGCTTTGATGTACTTCCACCAAGCCTCACCTCCAAAAACGTATGGCATTCCGTTAAATTCGTTTGCCATGTTCTCGAAAGCAATTACCTCAGTTGCATCGTAGTTAGGCCCTCCAGCAGTCAAAACCGTATCAGCGTTTCTGCTGGTTGAAGTGCCTGCTGGGTTGCCATTATCAACGTCAGAAGCGAAGTTACCGCTGTTGGCGATGATTTGAATGGCAGCGTTGGTAGCAACTTTGCGTGCCAAAACATCCATCATTTTGAACACCTCTTTTGCGATGTAGTTGGTGTCGGCTTCGCAGCGCTCTTCTAACTCAGATGCAGTCAGTTTGAAACCAACGTGGTAACCATCAGAAGGGGTAAGCGAATACAAAACCGAAGTTTCGCCATCGTTAGACCAGGTGCCGCAAGTTACACGACCTCCGTCCTGTACCATTGACTCAAGAAAACGCTGGCCGTAAACTACCTCAACCGTTTTGCGACCGTGATCACGAAAGTTAAGTTGGTTTTGGATTACATCGCTGCGGTTAGGCGCAGAAAGAATGAAAGAAAGCAAGGGCAAAGGCTCTGCCTTCAAGTTGTCAACCCCGAAGGAGTCGAAAAGGGATAGCTGCACATTTGGGCAAGCTATAAATGAAGATAATGCTGACATTGTATTTGTTTTTTAATTGTCAAATTGTTTGTGCTGCCTACTTTTTCGGGGGCAACTTTACCCGACAATGCGCCATTTTGGTTCGGCAGCGCAGCCGACTTACACAAATTTACCAACAATGTATCAAATGCATTGTTTTTTTTCACAATTTTGCTACATGGATAACGAAATACCACAACCCAGTAAGCCCGTCATCACGTTTTTTGAACAATACGGCGGCAGAAATTGCCCAGACGGTGAACCAACCAGCAACTATCAATGCGCACCAAGGGCACATCACAACAGCATCAAAGCCTCATACAGCAAACGCATCGAATTTGCGGTGCAGATGTACGATGAATTGCGGCGGCACGGCATAAATCGGTATCAGGCAGCCACCGAAGCGGCCACCGCCTACGATATTAACGAAGATAAGTTGCTGCGGATTGCCCGAAAAACGTTATAATGGGGTAAAATTACCGCCATGCCGTTCAAAAGTGAAGCCCAGCGCAGATTTCTTTATGCAACCAACCCAAAATTGGCTGCCGAATTTGAAAAGAAAACCCCCAAGGGCATGAAGTTGCCGAAAAAATCGGCTAAGAAGTAGGGGTTATATTGCTGGCTTTATGTTCTGCCACTCTCTTCAAAATAATTTCGTAATACTTCTCTTCCTTCTCCATTACTATAAATTGGCGGTTGGTATTCAAACACGCTATCGCAGTCGTTCCACTGCCAGCCGTATTATCCAAAACCAAATCGCCCTCGTTTGTGTAGGTTTTAATTAAGTATTCAAATAATTCAATCGGTTTTTGAGTAGGATGCAAACTGTTATTGTTTGGGTTTTTAAATTCCTGCACGGTTATAGGGTATCGTGTGCCATCGTCTTTTTTTCGGATATTTATAAAACCTTTACTTCCGTTATAGGCACCTCCATCTTTTACAATACCTGGGTTTATATTTTTTCTTTTATCAATCAAATGTTCAGGTGCATCCGTTTTTATAGGATAATACGGTGCTTTACCTTTTGCAAATACAAGTATATTTTCGTGTGCTTTCAATGGCATCCTTGTAGCGTTTAAATTACCGCTATATCTTGTTTTTTTCCATATCCACTCATACTTGAACATTTTAGGATTACTCATTACCAAAGAACTCGTGAACGGTTGTGAAGCTGTCAAAACTATTGCACCATTATCCTTTATAACCCTTTCGTATTGTTCCCAAAGTGGCTCAAAAGGTATAATCGTATCCCATTTACAAGCGGTTGTCCCATAAGGCAAATCGCAAAGTATCATATCAATACTTCCGCTTGGTATGTCCTTCATAAGCTCTAAGCAATCTCCTAATAGTATTTCTTGCTTGCTCATTAGAAATTAAATTTTAGGGGTTATATTGCCTTCTAAGTCAATAAAACTGTCAATCGTGTTTATATGAAAGCCTGCGGTCAGCAGCATGCCCCTTAATGACTGAATAATGTCCTCAATGCCAGCATCGTTTGGCAGTTCTGTTGATACTTCAATGTCGTAGCTTCTAATTGTAATTTTCATTTTGTCGTTCATGGCATAATCTTTTAATCAAATCTACAACTTTTGCCAGTATTTTGATTTACTGGTATTTCAAAGTACA